AATTAGAGATACGATAGAAAAATCTGGTGTAGAAGTAGATACGGTAGATTTATCTCATATGTTTGATACATTAAAAAGTAAAATAGAAATAATGATGGAGATGTGATGATAACATTTATTATATTATTATTTGCTTTTATATTTGTAATGAATTTAACCAGATTACACGATATGATATTTATGGTGTTATCTAAAATAAATGATAGATTATAGGAGGTCTAATGTTAACAAGAGAAGAAATAAGAGAAGAATTTGAAATTGCAAAAGCGAAAGACAAAGCAGGCAATAAAGAGATTTATGACAATCGTATCAATTTTATTGAAATGCATATGGTCAATGAGAGAAACAATCCAGAATTGTACGAACACCTGATATCTGAAAATGGTTTACCACTTTACAAGTGGGAAGGATTGTACAAGGCATATACATCACCCGACCCTAAGGTTGCTTTTGGTGTCCGTAGTGCGAGTGATGAAGAAAAGGAAAAAGAGTATAGAACAACAGAACAATTAATAGATGATGTATCAGTAGATGTACCAGTTGTACCAGAAGATGATGTATCAAAAGTAATAGGTGATATGAATGAAATACAATGAAGACCAAATACTACAAGAGATAGGTGCTTATATTCAAGGTACCTATAACCAACATTATAGTACCACAAAAGATGGTATGCAAGTTCAAGATATGTTGCGACATTTAGATATTGATAAAGATTTTTGCCAAGCAAATGCAATAAAATATTTGTGTAGATATGGTAAGAAAGACGGAAAAAATCGTAAAGATTTATTAAAAGCGATACATTATATTGTATTATTATTAGATAGTGAGGACACAAAAAATGCCACATGAAGCTTTAAAACTAATTGAAGTATTAGATATTATAGAAAAAACATTAGAGTTAGAACCTGCTGGTCCTAATCGTAAAACCTTAATCGCATTTATAAATGCTGTTAGGGACGAGGCGAAAGCAGAAGTTGAAAGATTTGAAGAAGATATGGAAGAGGAATATAAAAAAAAGGTGATACATTAATGAAAGAATTTGATTATGATTTAGATTACAAAAATTTAGATTTTTCACAGGACATTAATAGAAAATATTATCGTATAGGTCGTGGTGAACAAGGCGTATTATTAGTAGAACCTTATAAATCAGATATTTGTAAATATTGGAAATTTGCAACCTTAGAACAAGCTAAGGTAAGTGCCTCTACAATTTTTGAAATGTTCCAAGGTTATAGAGATAGAAAAGATTTTATTGGTATGGATATGTGCCGTAAATTTTTAGAGATGGGTTTTACCAGGTCTAGAAGATATGCTAATCATAAAGACGGTAAAAAATATGATGAAAATAGAAATATCATACCACAAGAACCAGACGCTTTGACATCTGAAAAAGCTTTATGTGCCAGAGTGTTTAAATCTGCCAGAGATATGGCGGTAGAAGACCCGATTTATCAAAAAATGAGAAAATACTGGAGGGCAAATGAAGCCTAGAAATTTCGTACAAAAGTGGATGAAACGGTTTTGTAAGTCCACCGTAGAGGTTGACAGGAAAAAGAGGGAAAAGCGTGGATATACTAAACATAAAAAAAGCGAAATAAAGCTTGACAAATGATTTATTTTCCTTTATCCTACCAGACAATAGAATTACTATGTGTAATAGTCATGCAGACTTTAAATGCAAATTTAACTACAAATGGAGTATATAATGGCAAGAAGAGCATTGAGTAAAACACAGAAGGTTCTGAACCTTCTATCAAAAGGTGAACCTGTATCTTGGAGAACACTAAGAAATAGGTTTGATTTAACATCACCAAGAGCGATGATTGATACTTTGAGAAGTAGAGGTCATATGATTTTTATCAATGAAACAAGCAACGGTGTTACCTATCGTATGGGTAAACCAACAAAAGCTATCTTAGCTGCTGGCGTATCAGAAGTTTTACTATCTGATAATGCAGATAAAACTATCGTAGCTGCTGGTATTAAAGCACTTTACGGTACACCTTACGCTTATAACTCTTAATTGAGGAAGGCGGCCTTCGGGCCGCCTCATTTTATATTATGGATTTTCATTTAACAGGCGACAATCAAGAATTTCTTATTCAACCTTTAACAAAAAAGGCAAGAGATTTCATTTCAAAAAACAAACAGATTTTTAAAATATTTAAGTTGAGAGAGCAACATTATGTATTATCAAACGAACATAAACAAAAACTATGTGAGCAAATCCGTGAGAGTGGTTTGGATTTTATTAATTAGTTTATCACTAAGTAGTTGTATGGTCAATCGTACTCATGTAGGTGCCACAGTTGGTGCATTATCAATGACCAATATATGTTCAGGTGCTGACCAATATGTGATAGCAGGTTGTGCTTTAGTTGGTGCATTTGCTGGTGCTGAGATGATGTATAATAGTGATAGAGATTTACATAACAAAATATTTGTAGACCATTTAAATCGTGGACCAGAAGGTTCATCATATTCAAATTGGCATAATGCTGAAACAGGAAATGGTGGTACAATACACATAACAAATTCATATACAGTTGGACCTATAAAGTGTAAAGATTATAGTTCAACAGTTGATATAACAAATTCTTGGCCAGTTGTTGGTACAAGTGTAGATAGAAATACAGTATTTGGCACAGCGTGTCAATTACCAGATGGACAATGGGTGGAGAAACCATGAAAGTTATAGAATTGTGGATAGCATTTATGATTGCAGTTGTATTATTAGGTTATACAATAAAAGTAGCAAATGCAGGTGATGATATCCTTTACAGTAAGATTAAGACAATAGAACCAGAAGATGTAAATGGTCAGTATTGCTTTACAAAAATAATAATAAAACAAAAAGGCGATACAATTGTCAAAGAAGAAATTTTGGAATGTGCTGATGGTAGGAGAGGCATTGATACTCCAGGTTATTGGGAGTTATTTGCACAATTTTATTATCGTGATGTAAATGTTCCAGAATATTGTAGAAAATACAGTAGGCCTGAACACGCTTTCAAATCATACGGTGAGGTATGTTTAGATAAGCAAGGCAAATGGGAGGTAAAATGATTAGAAATTTTATAATCATAGTTCTTTTAGTGTTTATTTTTACAGAACCTACAATGTCCGCTAGATTTAGTTCTTTTATGGAAGAACATCAAGTAGTTGACCATTTGGTTTCTAGTTTAAATAAACTTATAGATATAATACGAGGTGTATAAATGTTAAAATATATAATGGCAGTTGCATTTATTGTATTGAGTGGTTGCTCATATAATAGTGCAATGTATGAAATTACAAAAGAGCAGACTGATATGGTCAATAGTGTGCCTAAATGGTTTATGGCAGATTATAGTTCCGTAAAAGAATGTGGCGATGGTGAAAAAGATTTATGTATCTTTGGTGCAGGAACATCTGTTTCACCAGATTTAAACCTTGCTATTGAAAAAGCAAAAATGATAGCAAAGTCTGAATTGGCGGATATCATCAAAGGTGAAATGAATAAATCATCTAAACAATTCATAACAGAAGTTGGCGAAACTAATAATAAGTCAGTAGTAGCAGAAGTTGAAAGTGTTTTAGTTAACAGTATTAAAGAAACTCCTGTTCGTGGTTATGAAATCTTTGCACAAGATGTTACCCAAACTTCACATGGTTATTATCGTGCATATGTTGGTTTAAGATTACCTATGGGTGAGTTAAACAAAATGTATAACTATACAGTAGAAGAAGCTGTAAATGCATATGTTAGTAAGAAGACAGGTTCTCCAGCTACATCAAGTTGGGAAGAATTGATGATGAACGAAGATGAAGATAATAGTATTCAGTAAAAATAATTGTCAGTATTGTACAAAGGCAAAGTCCCTATTGGACAGTTTAAATTTAGAATTTGATGAAGTCAAACTAGAGGACTTTTCCAATGTACAGGATTTTATTGATGAAATTGGTAAACAAGTTAGAACCATGCCACAAATAAAAATTGATGGCGATTTAGTAGGCGGATATCATCAATTGATAGAATACTTTGATGATAAAGGTTTAGTAAACTTTAAAGGAGAGAAAATTGAGCGAAGACAAGAAAGATAATGTCATACAGTTTCCTGGTCCGAAAGATAAAGAAACTGAAATAGTTTTTGAACCAGACCCTGGTCTTGATTATAATTCAACAGAAAAAAACCTGGTAGATACCATGGAATTTGTGGAAAGTTGTGTTGATGATTTATCAATAACTTTAATTAAAAACTTTGTTGACATAGGAGTTAAGATAGAAAAACCTCAGTTCTTTGGTGACCTAGCTATGGTGTCAGAAATGATTAGAGTATTATTATATAGAGATTTTGATGTAGAACATATAGGTCAAGCGTTAATAGATAAAATGATTACTATAAAGTTTGATGAACAAGGTCAACCCATACCAGTATTAAATTATAGTAAAGTATTAGAAAATGTAGATATAGAAAAAACAAAAGCAGAAATTACAAGATTAAATTATGAATTAGAACAATTTGAATTAGATTTATTTCCAGGAGATGATGATGGCAAAAATACTTGATGAATACGATACCTCAGTAGATGAACCTACATGGGAAGAGTGGAAACAAATTTGTGCTAATGAAAAAGATAATCATCATAATGATGGTTGGACTATGCAGTTTTATCAAAAAGAATATGATAAAGCTTGTAAGATGATAAAAGAAGAAAAAAAGAATAAACCTTTTGATGTATAATGATTTTAGTTGATTTAAACCAAGTATTGATATCTAATTTTATGGCTCAGACAAGAGGTAAGTCAGAACCTAATATTGATATTTTTAGACACATGGTCTTAAACTCTATTAGAGGTTATAATTTAAAATTTAAAAAAGAATATGGTCAACAAATACTATGTGCCGATTCAGCAAATCCTTGGCGTAGAGAATTGTTCCCTAATTATAAGTATCAAAGAAAACAAGTTAGACTAGAAACTCAGGAAGTATCTGATAAATGGGATGATTTGTTTGATGTTATTACAGAAGTAAAACAAGAAATAGCAAAGAATTTACCATACATGGTTTTATCTATTGACCATGCTGAGGCGGATGATATAATCGCCATCATGGCCAGAGAGGCACACAATCTAGGTGAACCATGTATGATAATTTCAGGTGATAAAGATTTTATTCAGTTGCAAAAGTACGAAGTGGTCAAACAGTACAGTCCCATCCAAAAAAAGTTCGTGGGCACAGACATTGACCCTATCGTATTTTTGCACGAACAAATTATAAAAGGTGATAGGTCAGACGGTATACCAAATATACTTAGTGATGACAATGTATTTGTAACAGGAGAAAAACAACAACCTATCAATAAGAAAAGACTAGAAGAATGGTCTAAATTAGACAATATACCTTTAGGTAGTATAACAAGATTGAATTATCAACGAAATAAGAAGTTGATAGATTTAGAAGAAATTCCAGTAGACATACAGGAAAATATTATAAATATGTACAGAAGCTATGAGATACCTAATAGGTCTAATCTATTACAGTATTTTATGGATAATAAACTGAAATCGTTAATGACAAATATAAATGATTTTTAATAATGGAGTAAATTATGGTTACACAAAATCCAAATCTAATTCCACCTAAACAGATGGAAGCTAGTATGACCACATCTACATCAAGTAAACCACTTTTTAGTGAGGTCTTTAAAAAAGTCCACAATGCAAAAGTAAAAGCTAAAAAGATTGAAGTATTAAAATCTTATGATACACCAGGTTTACGAAGAATACTTAAAGGTGCTTTTGACCCTAGAATTGTATGGGAGTTACCGCCAGGTACACCACCATTTATGGCAAACGAGGCGCCAGCAGGTACACAACATACTTACTTAGAAAGTGAATCAAGTAAACTATGGCATTTTATTAGAGGTGGTGATGATAAGTTAAATAGAGTAAGAAAAGAAACTTTGTTTATACAAGTCTTAGAAGGTTTACATAAAGATGAAGCAGAAGTTTTAATCGGTGTAAAAGATAAAAAATTAAATAATATGTTTAAAGGTTTATCGGAGTCCGTTGTAAAGGAAGCATTTGGTTGGGATGATAACTTCATGCAGATTGAAAATAAGTAAAAAAGTGCTTGACATTGATGTGAATTTGTCCTATAATGGACGACAATATTATGAATATAAAAGAAATAGTACAAACACCATACACGACAAATCCTAGATTTGCACCTGTTGATAATGTGGTTTTAAAACCATATACAGATGATTACTTTAACGAAAGAGAATACGAGTACAATCATCTAGGTGCAGAAATCTATTTTGAATCCGACATTGCAAAGAAAGAATGTTTAGTTGAAAAAACATCTGAAGCTATGCAAATGTGGGAGTTACCTTTTGTAGATATAGAAGAATTTGGTCTTGAAATACCAGATGATGTTATTATTATGCATAAAGGTAAAGTTGAGGCGTGTTTTGTTGCAATGGCAAGTGGTTGGAATCCTAGTAAAGTTGCAGGTATGACACTATCAGAAGTTCACGAACCTGTAGCAGATAGTGATATGTTAAGAAAAGCAAGTGAAGGTATCTGGCGTGCTATGACAAGTGGTAAATCATTTCATAGATACACCTGGGGGATATCGCCATCTGGACATCTTAGTAATCACCCAAATTGGCCTAAACCTGATTTTAAATCATTAGATGATTTATATTTTAGAGTTGAACACGAAAGAACACTAACAGTAAATGAAGATACGGCAGCTTTTTTCATAGATGTAACGGTGAGAAGGTTACCTTTTATCTTTCATTTAAAAAATGAATACAAGGATTTAATAAAACAATCAATCAATAGTATGAGTGATAGTGTATTAAAGTATAAAAATTTAGAGAAAGTAAAGAGGTTAATAAATGAGGCAAATTAAAAAAATACCAT